CCTGGCTGCCCTCTGCGTACTTCTTCACCTTGCCACCCTCCTTGTATGCGGGACCCTTCGCGCGCATGGCGCTACTGAGGAAGCCACTCTTGTCATCCGCTTTGTTAAATTCCTTTGCTACCTTGGGGGAAATCCCCACCTTTTTAGCAAAGACCGGGTCGTGGGCGGCACCAGCCATCATGCGGGCCTGCCTAAAGGATTTAGAGGGCACCTGTCTTCCTCCCGATTGCACTGACGGCAGCCGTAGCCGCCTTCTTGGTTTCCCGATCCTTCTGGGAAATCTTGAGACCCTCGACGTAACCCTTCTGGTCCTGGGCCTGCTGCCTCAAGTCCAACTCACGGTTACGCACCGCCAACTGCGCGGCGTTGTTAAGCATCTTGTCTTCGTGTTCCTTGGCCCGCATCTGCAACTCGGCCATGCCCAACTGCATGGTGGGATCCTGGGGTTGGGCCATCTGCTGGGCCTGCGCCAGATGCTGCTGCGCCACCTGCTGGACGGCCATCGCCTGGGCCTGGTCTCCCTGCGCACCCATCGCCATGGCGGCCTCGGCATACTGCATCACCGTATGCTCGCGGATGTTGGCCTGCAGGATGGGGCTGATGGCGGCAAAGATGGGGCTGCCACCACCCATGGGATCCTGGAGGAATGCCATCTTGGCCTGGATGTGGGCCTGGTGGTCCTGGCCGGGGAATGCCTTGATGGGCCTGCCCTCCGATGCCGCCATGATATCCTCAAGGGGGCTGAGGGGCTGGGGCTGCTGCGGCGGCGGGAGGATCTTATCGACGTTGTCCACCTCCATCGCACTATAGACGCGCTTGTAGATTTCGCGCATGTCGTGCATCTGGGGGGCCTGCGACGCCATCTGCAGGAGGGTAGTGGCGCGGGTGAGGCGGTGGGCGTTGCTGGGGGTGTTGGGATCAGAGGAGGGGATGATGTCAATCTCGGAAGCTATATCCACACGGAAAATTTCTGGCGGGGCCCCCTGGATTGGGTAGGGGTAGTTGGCGAGGTAGTCCTTGTCGATGCGCCGGAGGATCTTGAATTCCTGCTTTTGGGCGGCGTGGATCCTCTTGTGGGTGGCACTAAAGAACTTGGTGGAGGCCTCCAGGAGTGCCAGCGTGGTGCCCACGGGGCCGTAATTGGTGCTATCCGCAATCACCTGCTCCGTCGTATCAGCGAATTTCTGGCCTGCAGCAACCATCTCCTTGTGGAGAGTGAAGAGGGTCTGCGACGGCTCCTTGTAGGGAAGGGGGTAGATTGCCTTGGAGATATCCTGGAGGGTGGCATCCACGTCGCGCCACTCACCGGGGGCAATGGGGTCGTTGGCCCCCACCACCCGCATCGACTTCAGCTTGAAGCCGCCCTGGAGGTTGGCAAACATACCGGCATCCACCAGTGCGCGCATGCTGAGGGTGGCGGTCTTGGCCAGCGAGCCGATGAGGTGGATGAGGCCCAACCCATAGAAACCCATGGTGGGGACGTAGCGGTAGTGGACGAACCACTCCAGCTTGCGCTTCTGGGGATCCTGGGGATTCCAGTTGCGCCTCACGGAGAGGACCTTGCGCGACCCGCTATCCACCGTGACGACGTAGGGGAGGTTGCCTTCCCCAAAGTCGAAGTAGCCGTGGTACTCGTAGAGGACATAGGCCTTGTAGTTGGAGGGCTGGGCCACGCCCTGCAACTCATCCACCTTGGCGGCGATGGGATTCTGGTCGATCATGCCGGGGGCCCCAACGGGGACATTCCGGTAGAGGCCCGAATCCATGTCACCCTGCAAGTCTTCCTCACTGCGGAAGATTATGTGGGCGTACCTGTCGGCGCGGCGGAGGTCGGGGGCATTGTAGCTAACGACGAACTGATCGACGGGGACATATTCGGCGATGGGCCGGTTAAGGCCACCATCAAAATAAAGCTTTCGGAAGCAAGATCCCACCAGGGGAAGGGCGAAGAGGAGCCTCTCGGTTTCATCGAAGTACTCCACCATCTCCTCGAGGATCTGGTAGTTGAGGAACTCCTTGAGGCGGGAGGCTGCCGCTTCCTTCTCGGGGGACGAGGCACCCCAGATGCGCGTGCGCACAGGGCCAGCGGCGGGGAACAACTCCTGCACCGCCTTGCTCTGGAACTTCACCACGTTTTCGAGGAGGAGGGGGTGGTGGGCAGTACAGGCCCCCTCGAAGGGCTCCGCCGTCTCCTCGATCTTGAGGCCCAACTCCTCCATACCCTTGACGATGAGGTTTTCCCACTCGGCGCGGGAATCGAGGTCTACCCGCACATTCTCGCAAATGTCGGAGCCGGTCTTCCCCAGGACACTCTCACTGAGGGTTTCCGCAAGGTTGGCGTCGTGGGAGGTATCGAGGGGGATTTCCTCGAAATCGTCGCCGCCATCGTCCAATTCGACAATGGTCTGGCGCAACCCCAGGATTTCCGTAGGCACACTGTTTTCAATGGGCATGCCGCATCATATCAGGAAAGCGGGGGGAAATCAAGCCCTCCAATAAGTCTTGCGGCGGTGGGGTACCTCTTCCTCCCCCACATTATCGTCCTGGTTATACAATACGTAGGAGTCGCGGAGGTAGAGAAGGGCCATGGTCATGGCATCAACCTGGTCGTCGTTGCGCCCCTTGGGGAATGCCAGGGATTCCTCCACCAGATCGTAACTCCAGTTTTGCTCCTCGGGAAACCACACCCTCCCCGACACAAAGAAGCGCATGACGGCATGGACCCTGGCGGTCTTGTCCTGCCCCTTCCCCGGCACATAGGGCATCACGGGGAGGCCAGCCCTTTGGAGGTCGGGGTACAACACTTCGCCGGATGCCTTCTTCTCCACGATGATCCTATCGGGGTTGTACTTCTTGGCAAGCTGGCGGGCCTGCTCCAGCAACTCGGGGTACTCCCACTTTCCCCTCCGGTTACCCAGGAGGATGGCGTTGGGTACGTTGAATTCCTTTCCTCGGCTATCCTCATGCCCGGTGGTGAAGATGCCCCAGACCTGCAACACGCTGTAGTCGTTGGTTTCCTTCTTGCCGAAGGCGGTATCGGCGGACATGATGACGCTATCGCAGGTGGGGAGGGGCTTGTCCTTGGGCCACCACTTGATGTTTTCCACCTTGATGAGGTTGCCCTCTTCGCCGGTGGGCTCCTGCATGTAGAGGGCATTCCACTGGCTGCGGGGCATCGTGGGATCATCCCTAAGATCCCTAAGGTATTGGGCGGGCCACCTCTCGGGCCAGTAGGATTCATCCTCCTCGGTGAGGGCGGGGATACTCAAGACTTCCCACTGTTCCGCGCGGGGGTCATCCTCCGCGTTGCGCAGGAGCCATCCCGCCAAATCCTCTTCGTGCCATCTCGTGGTGATGATGAGGATGCGCCCATCGGGCTGCAATCGGGATCGGAGGCCGCCGGGCCACCAGTTCTTCACGAACTCGCGGGCCGACTTACTCATCGCATCCTGTTCACTCAGGGGGTCATCGATGATAGCGAGATTAGCGCCACGACCTGCAATACCAGCAGTAATACCGGCAGCGACATATCTTCCTCCTTGTTCCGTATCCCAGCGGTTGGTAGCCCGGCTATCCGACTTGATGCGGGTGCTGAAGAGGCGCTGGTAGTCCTCCGACATCACCAGATTGCGGGTATCCCGCCCGAAGGCATTGGCCAATTCCTGGCCGTAGGAGACACCCATCACCTGCCAGGTGGGGTGCCTTCCCAATACCCAGGAGGGAAACAGCACGGATCCGTTGACACTCTTCATGCTACGCGGGGGCATGAAGATCATGGCGCGGGCGCGGGGTGTCTCCTCCACATACTGCAGCAATTTGGCGATCTTGCGGATGTGATCCCCATCCACGAAACCCTCGGGGAGGATCCACGGCGCCGCGTATTGCAAGTAGGAGTAGTAGGATTCCCGCGCCTTCACCTCCGCGAGGAGGCGCAGCTTCTCCAGCAAATCACTCAAGGGAGACTCCCGCGATCTTGGCGAGGCGCTTCACCTCCTCTACCTCCTGGGCCTTATCCCCCTGCAGCTTGGAGGTGACATTCAGCACCGCCTTCTGCTCCACGAAGAATCCCAGGGACTTACCCAGCAACTCCATGGCCTTGTTGGCGCCGCTGTAGTCGCCGTCACTCATCGCCTTGTCGTAGATATCCTGCAACTTCTGGTGGTACTTCTCGCGGGTGAGGTCGGCGCGGAATTGGTCCCTTTCCAAAAGGGTGTTGATGCGCCGCTGGATCCTACTGCGCTGGAACCAGCGCCTGCCTATCTCGCCGGGGTGATTGCCGGTGTATCCGGCGGCAACCACCGCCTTCTTGATATCCTTGTGGACGGAGTATTCCTTGCAAAAGATTTCTTCCTGCTTCGTCAAATTCATCTTTTGGGATTCGCGGTAGGCGCGGAGGGGAGACATGATCTCCACTTCCCTCTTGGCCTCCTCGTAGGCGGGATTCTCTTCCTTCTTCATGTCACACTCGTCAATACGTGGTTGGCAATAAAGGACTTGAGGCGCCGGACTTCGACGCAACTCCTGCCACTACGGCTTTCCCTCCCGTTCTTGCGCCACTCGATGCCGCACTTGCGCAAGTCCTCGCTGATGCGGATCATGCGGTTGCGTAGCTGGAGGGAGTTTTCCGGCCAGAATTTGGAGGGCGCCCCATGGAGGGTGAGGTCGCTAAGCAGTTGGGCCCAGCTACCATACCACACTTCCTTCTCCTTCATCAAGGAGATGAGGGCTTGCGCCACATCATTGTGTTCCACGAAGTGGGCACTCGCTTCCATCTTGTTGTTGCTGTAGGCGGAGAGGAAACGGCTTCCGGCTTCCTCCCCCAATCCCGCGAAGGCCCACCTGGCGAAGTTGGCCATGCGGGGTGCCTCGCTGAGGCGCACGGCGGCAAATCCGGTTTGGGCCCTCGCCACGCAATCGAAGATGGCCCCCAAAATGCGGGGCATATCCGCCTCGAAGTTGTACCAGAAGGTATCGTCATCAAGGCGCTGGGTGGCGGGGATGGCGGGCAACTCCACGTTGATGCTGCGGGACACCAAATCCTCCCTCTCCGCAAAGGCGGGGATCCCGTTGAGGACGATGGGCCTGCACGCCGTGAAGGCAGCCTCATCACTATCGGTGTAGAGGGCCCTGCCCCCCAATGCGCCGGTGCCAGTGGAGATGCGGCACAGGGAGTCACTGAGGTTGTGCTGGAGGGTAGATACGTTATCCACGGCAACCACATACGCATTCTTCACGGCAGCCACCAGATCCCGGCTGTTGGTGGGCGGCTCCCTCATGTCCCGCGCGTGGGGATCCACAAGTCGTCGGAGGAGGCGGGTGGTGGTACTCTTGCTGCTTCCCTGCTCCCCATTGATGATGAGGACAGGGAAGGGACCCCCCACCTTGAAGGCACCCACCAACCAGGCTGCCAAGAGGTAGAGGTCTTCATCCCTGCACCGTATGTGCTTCCCCAGCAACTCCATGAGGTTGCCGCCGCCTTGGGGCCTCACCTGGGGCAACATGCCGTTGGGGCGGTAGAAGCGGGGGCACTCCCCCGTGATGCGTATGATTTCCCAAACTCCCTCTTTCCACCGCACCATCTCGCGGCTGTCATCCCCAAAATCGTAGTAGAGGGTGCGGCTATCTCCCCCCACCCTGACGTAGGCGGGGAGGATCCGCTGGGAGGCCAAGGCGGTGCCGATACAGTACGCCTTGATTTCCTCCAGTGCCTTCGCGCTGGGGAGCTTGCCGGGGGCCCCCTTCGCGGCAATCATGTAGAGGATGCCGGTGAAGGCCTCACTCTTGACGGGGACGGTATGCCGGATGTCTTCCATCCACACATCCACAAATACGTCGCCGTTGGGGGTCCTCCAACTCCGCAGCCTCTCCGCCACCAGCTTGTAGAGGCCAGCGGGCCCCAGAATCATCGATTCCTTCTCTTCCATACTTCCTCCTATTGGTGGAGCCTCACATACCATGGCCCCACCGGCTTTGCAATCCCCGCCCCAAAAACTTCCATACTTGACGGCATCGCCGTCCCCTGCTATCATGGTGAGGACCCCCCTCCCACCCCAACCAATATATTTCTTGGTTGTTTCACATAAGTGGTGGGGTGGCGGTTTGCCTTCACACACCCAATTTCGCAACCCCCACCTAACCCCTTGATATTAAAGGGAGGGTGAAGGTTGTGAAGGTTACGAAGGCACCCCGCCCCAACTTTTATCCCCCAACCCTATACATACCTTCTTCGGAGATTAAGAGGGGAACCTTCACAGCCTTCACAACCTTCACAAACCCAACAAAATCAAGGGTTTACGGGGTGAAGGCGCCCCCACTTAACCTTCACCACCTTCACCCCCGCCCAAAATTTATTGCAACAAACCGTAACAAATTGCAACAATTTGAAACAATTTGTGATGAGGTGGGGCTTGACCCCCTCACCCCCTCTGCTATTTTGGGGGAGTCCCATCCCGGGACATGCCCGCCCCGAGGGGCTTGGCACCCACCACGTTTTTTCAGCCTGTCAATCAACTCACCCCCGCCCAAAAACCCCACCAAAAGTAGGGCTATGGGTGGGGGCTTTTTTCAAGGGACCCCAAATGGAAGAAACCCCAAAGTATGCGGGCCTCGATGAGGCCATCGT